ATTAGACCCAGCAAAACCAAATGAGGTTAAATTTCAATTGGGCGAGGGTGAAACCAGACACATGGCTAAGGGTAATGATGAAACCGAGATGCTGGAAGATTATGAGGTTGCACACTTTAGACTACATTCAGATTCAAACTATTTGCCATACGGTAAAAGTATGATTGAAGGTGGCCGTAAAACGTGGAAACAACTAACACTAATGGAAGATGCCATGCTGATTCACAGAATCATGAGGGCCCCTGAAAAGAGAGTATTCAAATTGGATATTGGTAATATTGCTCCAAATGAGGTTGAACCATTCATGAAATCGGTTATTTCCAAAATGAAAAAAACCCCAGTTATGGATGAACAGACTGGTGAATATAATTTAAGATACAACATGCAGAATCTCACTGAGGACTTTTTCCTTCCAGTGCGTGGTTCTGATAGTGGAACTGAGATTGACACATTATCTGGGTTGTCTTATGAGTCCACCGATGATATAGAATATTTGAAGAACAAAATGATGGCGGCTTTGAAAGTACCTAGGGCATTCTTGGGATACGATGAGGCTCTAAACAGTAAATCAACATTGGCAGCAGAAGATGTGAGATTTGCAAAAACAATCGAGCGAATCCAAAAGGTGATAGTTGACGTTTTGATGAAAATTGGTGTGGTTCACCTTTATACTCAAGGGTATAGGGATGAGAGAATGCTTAATTTTGATCTTAGCTTAACTAACTCGTCTATCATGTTTGAAGAGGAACGGTTGGAATTATTGAACAACAAAATTTCAGCGGCTAGTTCACTTCTACAGGACGATTTGGCACCTACAGATTGGATATATAATAATATCTTCAAATTCGGAAAAGCCGAACAAGAACAAATCAGACTGGAACTATTAAAAGACAAAAAACGCAAGTTCCGTTATCAACAGATTGAAGATGAGGGAAATGATCCATTGAAATCTGGTGAAGCTGTTGGTACACAAGGTGCCATGATGGCCGCCGGCGGGGAAGAGGGCGGCGGACCCCCACATCCAGTTCCAGGTGGCGCACAGGAAGAAAATTATGGTGATTATGGAGAAGATAATGAAGCTCCTGCAGGTGGCCATCCAGGTGGTGGCCGACCTAAAGAAGGGCCTAAGTATGGTAAGGATAGTTCCGCTACCGGCCGTGATCCACTAGGAAAACATGACATGAAAAAGGCCAGTAGCAATAGTCCTAAATACGGAAAAACTTTATCACTCTCACATTACGCGTCTTTAAAGACAAGATTGGGTGAAAAGTTCGTAGAAAAGAATCAAAAAATATTAAAAGAATCTGATGATATAGAAAAAGAATATAAAGATGATATTTCTAGCTCAGAGGACGCTGAATAAGCACCGATTTTAGGAAGTTTTAATATTTATATATAAGATAAATTGCATAGAATTTATTAATATGGAGTGAAAATATGAGTAAAAATTTGCGACACAGCAAGATTAAGAACACTGGGATTTTATTTGAACTATTATCAAGACAGATAACAGTGGATGTTCTTAACAATAGGAAGAATTCTTCCGCCATAGATATTATTAAGAAGTATTTTAATGAGAATACGGAACTCGGAAGAGAGCAACAATTGTACCGTATATTGATTGGGGAAAATTACAATGTGGAATCTAAAGCGGATAAGTTGATTGAGGCGGTGATATCTTCACGCCAAAAAATCAAAAATTCAAATTTGCACAACGAAAAATATAATCTCATTAAAGAGATCAAAGAGAATTACAGTGTAGATGAATTTTTCGCGGCCAGAATACCTAATTATAAAGTTTACGCGTCCATCTATAAATTATTTTTGTCTGAGACTTCAGGTGGTACATTCGATCCCGCCGAAGCTGTTAATAGCAGATTTACAATAATTGAACATATAATTAGAAACCCAATTGCCAAAAAAGACAAGCAGGCTAAAATTGTTAGTGAGTATCAAAAGCAGGAAAAAGACTTGAGATTACTATCCTACCAAATTTTAGTTGACAAATTCAATGAACGCTATTCGGCGTTAGATTCCCATCAGAAAAAGTTGTTAAAGGAATATATTAATAATATTTCAAATACCAATAATTTGAGGGAATATATCAATGTTGAATCTAAGAGAGTGACAAAGGAATTAAAATCATTGATTTCCAAGGTTGATGACGATATTACTCGTATCAAATTGAAGGAATCAATTGCTCAAGTCAGTAAGGTAACAACTGGCAAGCTTGTAAAAGATGATCAGGTAGTTAAGATGATGAGATATTATCAGTTAGTTAAAGAAATCAAGAAAACCATCAAAGGAGATAAATAATGAGTGACGCGTTACGGAATTATATTAGGGAATTAGTAGAAGCTGAGTTGGCCGAGGCCAATGCGACTGGTAACATTGATGGTGGTGAAGGTCCTCCTAAGACTCCCAATGCATTCAGAAACAAAAAAAATGGTAAGGTTGAAAAATCCGGCAGAGCAAAGGGTCATAAAGACCCAGCGGTAGGTGAATACACAAAAGCTGATGTCAGCAACAAATATATTAAAAAAATGTATGAAACTATGGTAGCACATAGGGTGTCATTGAATGAAAAACTGGGTATCGAAGCAAGAGAACTTCAGATTTTTATTGATAATGACCAAGCATTGTATAAACAGCGGTTTATTCCAATTTTGAAGAATTTATCTAAGAAAAAGAAATCTGGTAAATTTGACGCCGCTTTGGCTCCAAAATTATTTATGTATTTGGTTGACGATGGTGCAAAACGATATGTCAAAGAGTATGGCGGTAATGTACGTGATGTGTTCCCTAAAAAGGAACGTATGGAATTGGCTAAAGAATATGCTGCAGATTTTGAAGAAGCATTTGAAAATAAAGAATATGATTTTATGAATGAAGATATGGCTCCAAATAAGGTGGATCAGGCTGAGAATGATTGGGGCAAACTCAAACACGCTCACTGACTGATAAGTTCGGTGGCCAGTGACGCCGGTGGTTATTCACAATCTTCCAGTTCAAAAATCTCAGTAATATCCAAGGGATTGGACGGGGTAATGAAATATTTTAAAAAAGATACTGGTATAAAGGGGAAATAATATGATAACTAGACAGCTAATTGTGGATTATTTGTTATTTGATGTTTCACCGCAACAAATTACGGAATCTATTAAACAGAATGGCAAGGTAATTGTACAGGGTGTATTACAACGTGCAAATTCCGAAAATCAAAATGGTAGGGTTTACCCACGCAAGATTTTAATGAGAGAAGCGGAAAAATATTCCGAAAATTTCATTAAACAGAAAAGAGCGATGGGTGAATTGGATCACCCCGATAGTTCAGTAGTAAACCTACAGAACGTATCTCATAATATTGTGGAAACACATTGGGAAGGTGACAATTTAATTGGAACCATCGAAGTATTGGGTACTCCTTCTGGAAATATTCTAAAGGAATTATTTAAAGCTGGCATAAAATTGGGTATTTCATCCAGAGGTTTAGGTTCGGTTCAACAATCTGAAGCTGCTGGTGGTGCACAAGAAGTCCAAGATGATTTCGAATTGATTGCATTCGATTTTGTTTCAAATCCGAGTACACATGGTGCATTTATGTACCCAGTGAATGAATCGGTTGATCCATCTGCCAGAACGTGTGGAAAATGGTGTAAAGTAGAATCAATCATTAATGATATTATTAGAGGATAAATAATGAAAAAATCTGAATTACGTCAAATCATTAAAGAAGAGCTTTTGAAAGAAGAAGAAGGTGACCTCGGCCGTGACATTGATAGGGTTGTCCAGATGGCAAAGGATAAATTTAGCGATTGGGAATCCGATAAAGAAATCAACAAATTGACAATGAAAAATTTACAAAGGCTTGCCGATTTCTTCGGCAAAGACGCTAAAAAACTATTGGCTAAGGAGGGCAAATAATGAAAAGAACGAATTTAAAGGATTTAATTAGTGAACATGCATTCGATCGCAAGTTCGGAGAACCAAGTCCAACACTGGAAGATACAATGAATTCCCATGGTAGAAAATCTATCAATGAAGCTGACATTAAGATGTCAAAACATTGGGAAGAGGTGGTTGCCGAAAAACAGGAAGAACTAGAGGATTTATTCGGTGATTTGGAAGTATTGTTAAATGACAATTCACATGAAGATTGGTTCAATTCCGCATTTAAACATTTTGACAATGCCACTACAGCTATAGAATCGGCGATGAAGAAATTAAAGTCCATAAGTAAGAAAATTAAGGAGTAATCATGGGTAATGAGAAAATATTATACGAATCAATAGGTAATAATTGGAAATCATTTCTAAATGAAGCGGCCAAATATGCCGATTTATATGGAGATGGTGTTGCAATTGGTACATCCGAATATGGTATCTATGCAATTGAAATGAATACTAAGCGTGGTCATTTTTCAATGACCGATTCCACTTATGAGGTGATTACTCAAGAGGGTATCAAGGAAATGGAACGTGATACTATTGAATATGAAGCTGATTATTATTGGGATGAAGTATTTGCACAGGGTGAAAATATTGAAAGTAATTATTCTGGAGAAGAATGGGGAGACATACCAAAGGGTGAACAGAAACATTTAATAGAAACCATGATTGATATTGTAGTGGATAGTAAAATGGACAGTATGCGTGGTGAATTTGATTATGAATTCAACGGAAAATCTGAAGAATTCCATCTGGATATGGTAGGCGGCGGACAGGGAGGAATGGATGATCTCGATAAACCCATTATCCCCAAAAAGGATGCACAAGTACTTAAAATGGCTTGGGACAAACTACACCTTGGAAAAGAAAAAGATTTTGATAGCGGTGAACTGGCTCTTATGAAAAAGGCTATAGACATTTATGAAAAACTTAAAAAGAATGACCAGAAATTACTAGAAAAATCACTTCAATTGTGGTGGATTGGTAACAAGGGCAAGGGTGGCAAGGCCATTGAAAAGATGATGAAAAAGAACGGTTATAAAACGGGAAAATTGAAACCTGGTGAATTGAAAAAAATCAAAAAAACCCCAATGGGTTTCTAAGAAATATAAGGGAGAACCAATGCCAGCAGTCAGCAAAGCACAGCAATCGTTTATGAACGCTGTAGCAAAATACAAAAAGGGTGAACTACCAGACGCGTCTCAAGAAATTAAAGATGCGGCAGAGGGTATGACATCTGGTGAAGTTGATGATTTTGTGGACACTGACACCGAAGACCTGCCGGATACAGTAGAAGAAGCTGAAAAAAAGAGAGATTACGCTAAAGAATATCAGGCTAGAAAACCTTATTATTACAAAAAATTTCAAGCATCCGATAAGGCAAAGAAATACAGAGCCGAATTGAATAAGTACAACCGAGATCATGGTACATACGGAAATGGCGACGGAAAAGACGCTTCACATAAGGGTGGCAAAATAGTTGGCTTTGAAGATCAATCAAAAAACCGCAGTCGCAAGGAGAAAAGCAGATTGAAAAAGGAATCATTGGAAATTCGGATAATCAGAAAAATTATTAGAGCCGAATTATTGGAAGCAATGAAACCATCCGAAGCGTATGGGTACACCAAAGATGGGGCGGTGATGTACAAAGGTTCCAAAAAGAATGTAACCAAAAAA